CATTGATTTCAACATTCTTGTTCTGCCGTACAGCCTGCACCGCCTCGATAGTGGCAAAATAAGCAGTAGCCTCGGCGCTTACCTGAAACGTGCCCGCCGTAACATCGAAAGCGCCAAGCACCGCAACAGCCTTGTTAGGNGTTACGTTGTTGTTGATCGTTATTTTCAATTCCGTAAGAAAGGCAAATAACGGATCGGGATTAGCATTAGCCGGATCAATAATATTCATCCGCAGCATGGCAAAATCGGATGACGTGTTGAAAGCGTCGGTTTCCACCAACGGCAACCGCGTGCCAGCCTTTAGGCCAATCGTAGCCGTTCGCTGTTCGTTGTCGGTGGCAACAAACGAAATGTCGGCGTTGATCTTGTCGGCCTGCGCAATGTTAAGAACGAATTCGTTAGCCACCGCGCCGACCAAATATTCCGACTGTACTTCGCTGGGTGCATCGGTGTCAGGAACACCCAACTGGCGTTCAAGCTGATATGAACGGCGCTTAATCAGCGCGCCAAGTTCATTCTTTAGTACTCGACCAAAGAACAACTGTACTGTTTGTGCCGCGTTCGCTTCTGTAACCATCGTGGTTTGAGACAGATCAATCGTCAACGCATGGGCAGCAACATTGGAAACCCGCTTGAAGCCGTTGTTGGCGGCGTTGGTAAATCCGTTAATGGAAGTATCGCCACCAACAAAAATCCATTCGCCAGCAATCAAGCCAAGCGTCGTGAAATCGAGCGACGTTGACGTGATGACAGGCAACGGGCCGGAAACGTCAATATCTAAATCGCCCGCGTCGGTACTCATACCAACAACCACAAGTTTGCCAGCGGTCGCCTCGGCAGAAAGGCCAGCAACTTCAATATCCGTTTCCGCAGGCGATGCGCCGGTTACATCGGTAACGATCTTGAAGCCATTGTTTTGCGGCTTGCTGAAACCCGATGCAAACACTAATGCGCCGATTTCCATGGCGCTAGCATCAGCAACGACATAAGCCGTTGCAGAAACGCTAGTGGTAACAATTTCGAGTTTCTTGCGGAAATCCGCGAACATCACGCCTTGCAAAAGATCCTGAAAATTTGATTGAGTGAAATCCTGATTAAACCCGCCGCTGGCGTCAAGATCGGTAATAACGCCTTTCTTGCGCTGGCGCGAACTGTTAATCGGATTGCGCGCGAGCAACGTTAATTCGCCGCCAAAGTCATCATACGAATTCGGCTCGGCTGGTATCCAAATCGGGGTAACGGGAAGCACGCCTAAGCTTGCTTCTTCCGCATAAGAAAGTCCAGTTTCGTTGCTATCAATTTTATTGCGCATTACCATCGTGCCGGTTCCTTTTAATGGATTTGATCGTAATCGAAGTCAACCAAAACATTAATTTGCTGCATACCAGCAACATCAGTTTCGTTATCGACTTCGTTCATGCGGATATTGCGAAACCAAGCACCGCTTGCCGTTCGCTTTCCTTCGTAGGCACCGACCACGATTTCAGCTAGATCATACGCCATTTCTACCCCGTTATTCAATGGGGTAAATATCTGGATGAATACTGTTCCGCCTCGATTAAACCGCCGCTTGCCCACAACATTAGCAAGCGAGTTTTGCCCGCCCGTTTCGTGTTGGATACGCCAGCGCGCCCAAACCGTGTCGGATGACGGCGCTTTGAATGGCGAGCCGGGTATATCACAAGCCAAGCCACCCCAAACGTTGGTAAACATAACGAGAATGTCGGTTACGGCTTGGCTAACGTTGTTGGCTACGCTCATGGTGATTTTACCCCAATGAAATGCAGCACAACAGTATCACCCGGCTTAAACACTTCAATATGAGTTATTACCCATTTCCGATTATTGTCATTAACGTCATAAAGAAATTTCATATCCGAATAGGCGTAATCGTCCTTTGGCGCAATTAATGCGATTTGTTCGCTAGTGGCAAACAATTTCGTGACGTTGACACCCAGCCCTAGGGCTTGAAGGCTGGAAGGCTGCACGAATGCCGCCCATACCCCTGTAACCGGGGCAGGCGGTGCCGCTGGGCCTGCCAAGGGCTGCGCCGGATCGGCTGGGCCTTCCGACACGCTTTGCAGCGCCACGGGACGCCCGAACCGCTCTATCATGCGCCGGGCGGATGCGAGGGGACGGCTATAATCGTAAGCGATCATTAAATCCGCCTCGAAGTTAACGAAAACCCGCCATCAATATAAATCTGCAACAACAAATCAACCGCAGGCATTACGGGCAATGTGCCCGCCGCCATTCGTACTGCTTCCGAGTAATTGGTTTCAATCGGGCCGATCTTTTCATGCGTAATAAAAGCATCATTACCGTTTGAAGGTAATAGAATAATGCCTTTCGATATTTCGATACACAATTGACATTGCGCGTCTTTAATATCGTTCGGAATGGTATCGGAAGGAATGGCAATAATATCGTCGGTGTAAACACATTGACGCGGCCAATCTAGCCGTTGATCACCATACGTTTTCCGACCCTTCCACCGATGACGAAAAAGATTTAAATAATCCATCGCATTGATTGCCATAATGGCAACTTTGTTTTCATCAATAGGCGAACCGGGAACGAGTGTAACACCACGCATTTCAGCATAAGCAATAATTTCGGTTGCCGTCATATAGCTGTTAGCATCAGCAACGTTTGAACCATCTTCAATCACTAAATCAACCATTAACCCATTCCCTCGAAGGTAAGCCCAAATGCTCGGCAGTCCATCCGCCATATGATTTAACTTTGCCCATCAATGTGGGCATCATCTGCAACCATGCTTCCCGAAAATCTTTAGGCTCACCCCATGGCTTGTTATCGTGATAATGAGCATCCGCAGTCATTGGAACGCCAGCTAATATAACTTTATCAGCTTGAAATAATTCGAAAGCAACTTTGACCGCGTATAAACCGCTCGACCCTGATTTTGTCATTTGCGGCCACATATAGTCAATCACATGGGTAACTTTATCACGCTCTTTAAACGAAACAATATGTTTCGGAGCATTTGGCGCTTTCCGGTTATCTAACCATTCTGCCAGTTTACTCGGATGCAACGTAACAGCCGCATCAATTTCGCCGGGATAATCTTTCATACAATTATTAATAGCTAAAACAACGTCAATATCATAATCGTTGAATGCTTGCTCGGCTTCAACAAAAACTTTAGTTGCCCCACCTAAAACTAAAGCTAATATTTGTTTGCCGTTTTTCACTATCAATCTCGCTAGGGGAATTCCGCGCTGCCCACAATGAACAGCGCGGTTTAGAGATTACTTCGCCGGGCTTCCCCATGCGGGCGACTGTACAGGCGCGCCGCCACCGTTTCCGGCATGAGGATCGTTGGGTTTGCCCTTGCTCGCCTTAGCGGCGCTCTTGGCTTCTTTTTCGACGGCTTCCGGCAAAGCTTCCGGCGAAGCAAGCGCACGTTCCTCGGCCTTGCGCTTGGCTCGCGCGGCGCGGCGTTCTTCAAGTGGTAGCATCAGCTAGTTTCCTTTCCTGTTACGTTGCCGTGATCGTTATCGTGTAAGCAACCGTTTTGGTATTACCAAAATCATCGGTTGCCTGAATAGAAACGGCTTTCGCTGCGACCGTTTCCGTTGGCGTTCCGGCAATCACGCCGGTTGCACCATTCAACGTTAAGCCTGTTGGCAAAGCGCCCGACGCAATAGAGTAATGCGGCGCGCCAACTGCATTCGTCATTGCTATAGTTACGCCAGCGTAAGGCGTGCCATTAACGCCCGCCGTTAATGCACCTGTAGCAGGCGTCACGGTCGGCACTACGGTATTTTCCGTAATGATCGCGCGTAACCGCTTATGGTCGCGCTTATTTTTGATTAAACGATTGGTCATTGGATTTGTTCCTTTTGTTGTGAAAAACCCGCCGCCATGGAATGACAGCGGGCTTATTCAAGCTAACATCAACCGGCGATTAAGCAGCAGCAGCGCGCGACTTAATAAACGCCAGCGGAACAGCCTTNCGCGGAACAACNCGGTTCCAATGGATAGCCANCCGCAATTCGGCAAGCGAAGGGCTGAAATCCACAAGCGNNGGCGAAGCGGGCTCGACCCATGAGAAACCGAAGGGGTGCANCANCCAAGTGCGGCGCTCCCAAATTTCCTCCATGCCGCCGCCGTTACCAGCGTGTGGGTTACGCCACAGTTCGAACGGTACGCGTGGAACACCTTCACCAAGGGCGAATGCGCTACCTTCAACCCCGCCGAAACCGAACGAACCAGCCCCGTACAGAATGGACGTGTAAACGCCGCTCGTAACGGGCATCAGATCGTCGGTAATAACGACACGGCCTTTGTAGGTCGGAATGGTCAACCCGCCTGCACTGTCGGGCACCATTACGATTTCATCATCCTTGACCATTCGCGCCATGATCGAGGAATGAACGGCAATGCCAGTAAACTGGCCTGCACGGTCGCCAGCGGTGTAAGCCGCGTCA